AATGGAGACGACAGGGGGGAATTATTTTTAATTTAGCGCGGCCGAAGGGGCAAATATACCTACAACACATTTTTCCAAACTAATGTATTACACGCTATATAAAAATAATTTTGAACTGCTTTTTATAGTATATTCCAATATAATTTATTTAGAAATATAGTAGTATAATAATGTTTCTTAACTCGACACTATCGTGTCTCGTTCAGCTCACATTCGTTCGCTGATGATAGATATGTGTTATTTAAAGAAACAAGAAAAGAGAAAGGGTAAAGAGAAAAGAAAAAGAAAAGTCCTTAAGGAAAAGAAAAAAATGATACAGGTTATCCTGCCATCCATCTATTTCTAGTTCACCTCTTGGGATTTTACTTTCTTATTTAATTTAAAACTTTGTGCATTATATCATATCTCGTTTTAAATGTCAAGTGTTTAAAAGTGTACTGCAAGTTACCTTTAACGCTACTTCCAGTTCACATTGTGTAGGTATTGACAAACAATAAGGAATATGATATAATACCACTATGATTAAAAAAACAAAAAAACGTATTAAAAAGGTTGCTAATATTGATGGGTATGATGTAGGACATTTGAATATGTCAGTACAGAGTATTCAAGATAAGACAGGTCGTGTAGAGTATGTGTTATTTGCTACTCTTTATGCAAAGAACAATACAGATAATATTTATGATGAAAATGATAAAATCATAAATCAAGATGGTATGTCTAAAGAAGACATAGAAAAGGGTCGTATGGAAAAGTTTGGATTTCAAGTTCCTCTTATAAATCAGAATAAAGATTTTAGAGATAAACTTGTTCAACTTATGGAAGATGCACTTAAATTAAAAATACAACTAAGAGAGAAAAAGAACAAATAACATGAAAAAACAAAAACGTAAGTGTGAGTATGAAGATTATGATACAGATAAACCATGTAAAAGATTAGCGACAAGAGAGTGTTCTATTTGTGGACTTGCTGTTTGTGATAAACACGAAGAAGAACTAAGTGGAGATTGTCCTAATTGTGAACCACCTTATTTTGTTAATATTAAATAATATGAAAACATACTATACAAAATATTTTAAAAATAGAAATTATGAGGATGTTTATGCGTGGTTGAATGAATTTGAACGAAAAAGAGATGGTAGGCAGTTAAATGAGTATAGTGTAGACATTGTTAATATGATAACTACGTTTAATAGTATTTTTGTGGCAATCGTTGTTTTTGAAGCAATTAAATAATATGAAAGAAATTATAACAATTAGATATGTAAAAAATATAAACACCAAAGATAAAATAACTTATGATTGGTTAGCTATATATGGAGATAGTGATGAGTATGTTGGATGGGGTAAAACACCATTATCTGCATTAAAAAAATTACTTAAAAAAATAGATAAAGAAATAAAAAATGACTAATGAAGACCACGAAATTATAGCAACAAGTCAGAAACCTCTTATTTATGATGAAGATGACTATGAGATAAATGAAACAGGTGAACTTGTCTTAAAGAAATATGTGGGAACATTAACTCGTAACCCTAATGGGGCTAGTAAAAACCTACAAGACCCACGCCAAGAGTTGATGTGGAAATTATATATTCAAGGATTATATAAGGGGCAACCTAATGCCTATAAATCTGCTCTAAAAGCAGGTTATTCAGAGAATACTGCTATTAATATTTGTAATATTAAATGGTTTAAAGATAGAAAAGCAAAGTTAAAAAAAGGTAAGATGAAAACAAGAGCAGAAGGTAATCTTTATCGTATGTTAAAAATTCCTTTTACTGGAATTAAAATTAATGAACAAGGAGAAGAAGTTGAAGTATTTGATATAGATAAAGCAAAACTTGTTCTTGATGTTTCTAAGTTTATAGCAGAAACACTAGGTAAAGATGAAGGTTATTCTAAGAAGATAGAAGAAGATAAAAATATATCCCATAATATTAAAATTGAGAGTGTTGATTATTCTAAGGTTGTAGAATTACCTGAAGAAGCTAAACAACCTATTATTGATACAACAACAGAAGAAATAAAAAATGAGTAAAATAAAAGAAGAATTAAGTATAAAACAGAAAACTTGTTGTTCTTCGGAGTGTAAAAATAATTTTTTTAAACAAACAATAAAAAAAGAAAATTCTAAGTGGACAGATGAATATAAGAAAACCTATGAAAAGGAGTATAGAATTAAAAATAAGCAAAAAATAAGTAACCAGATGAAAATTTGGCGTCTCAATAATAAGGAACATCTTAAAAAAACAAAAAAGAATGCTAGGGTTGAATTAAAGAGATTGATTATAGATAAATATTCCAATGGAACTGGGTGCTGTGTTAAATGTGGATTTAATGATAGTCGTGCATTACAAATAGACCACATAAATAATGACGGTGCAGAAGAACGTAAAAAATTATTTGGTTCAAGATTAGATGCTGGAATTAGATTTTATTATTATTTAAAAAGAAATAATTTTCCTGATGGTTACCAGGTTTTATGTGCTAATTGCAATATTATAAAATTAAGAGAACATTTACAAAATGGCAGTTAAGAAACAAGAATTAAATATAAAAATACCATATAATTTTACTCCTAGAAAATATCAAATACCATTTCTTAAGGCTTGGGATTCTGGAGTAAAAAGATTATTTATTGTTTGGCATCGTAGGAGTGGTAAAGATAAAACTATAATAGCAAACTTAATTAAACGTATGATGGAACGTAAGGGTACTTACTACTATACATTACCTACATATTCACAAGCCCGAAAGATAGTCTGGCTTGGTGCTGACAAGGAAGGATTCAAGTTTTTAGACCATTTCCCAAAAAGTTTGGTGAAGAACATAAACCAACAAGAGATGATAATAGAACTTATTAATGGTTCTATATTTCAATTAATAGGAGCAGATAATATTGATAGAATTGTTGGTACAAATCCTGTTGGTGTAGTATTTTCAGAGTATTCTCTTATGAAACCAGAGGTATGGAATTTTATATCTCCTATTCTTCGTGAAAATGGGGGTTGGGCAGTTTTTGTTATGACACCTCGTGGAACAAATCACGCTTATGATTTGATGAATAAGATAAAAAATGACCCAAATTGGTTCTTCGAAGTGCTTACAGTAGATGATACACAAGCACTTACAAAAGAACAACTAGATGAAGCTAGAAATGAACTACCTTATGATGTATTTATGCAGGAATACTATGTTAAATTCCTTGATAATGGTCTTGGTTTCTTCAGACGAATAGATGAAAATGTATATAAAATAGAAGATTACAAGAAAAGAATGATGTCTTTTTTCCAGATAGGTGTAGACCTTGCTAAATACCAAGACTATACGGTAATTACACCATTTAATCTTAATGATTTTCATGTTTATGAACAGGAAGCATTTAATCAGATGGATTATAACCTACAAAAAGCAAAAATAGAAAATGCTTACCTTAGATTTAATAATGGTAGAGTTGTAATTGACTCGACAGGCGTTGGTGAACCAGTTTATGATGATTTAAACCATAGAGGAATGAATATTACACCATTTAGGTTTAATCGTAGTTCTAGGAAGGATTTACTTGTTAATTTACAGATATTATTAGAACAAGATAAGATTAAAATACCAAATGACCCTGTATTATTAGATGAATTAAGGTCTATGACTTATGAATTAACAGAACAAGGAACTGCTATTATTAAAGTTCCTGATGGTAAACATGACGATAGAATAATGTCATTAGCGTTAGCAGTTTGGGATATACCACCAGAGAAATTAAACACTACCCCACAGAACCAAACATACGAATCAGGAGGTGTAGATGCACTTTACCCCGAACTAGGGTTCTAAACACTTGACAAATATTTAATAATATGGTATAATAGAAATTATAGTAAATAATTTAATATTTAAATGCAAAATAAAGCAGATATAATTGCTCAACATATAAAAGATAAGAATGAGTCTGTCAAATTTAAAGCGAGACGTTTTTCTCAATGGACAGAAAATTATGAGTTGTATAGAGATAAGGTAATATTAAATAGATTAACACAAAGACAACCTATTAATGTTCCAATAGTAAGAGAAACTATTTCTTCTTGGATTTCTAAAATAGATGAAGCACCAAAGTTATCTTTTGAATCTCATTCAAAAGATGCTCGTAGTAAAGATGCTGAAATAGTAATAAATGAATTATATAAATATTACTATGATAAATTAAAATTAGATATTCTTGATAACGTTGAGAAGAAGATTGTTGGTTTACAAGGTAGAGGATTTAAGAAACTTGGTTTCTCTAAGGGAGAGTTCTTTGTTGATTTAATAGACCCATTTGATATAGAAATAGACCCAAGAGTAAATCCATTAGATATAGAAACAGCAAGTTATATTATTCAAACACATATATATCGTTCACTAAAAGAAATACTTGCTAATTCTAATTATGATACAGATGCAAAGAAAGAATTAAAAACATATCTTGATTCTAAAGATGCTATCATAAAATCTAATTCTGATATGGAAGCAGATAGTGAAAGGAGGGCTAGACTAGAAAATCTTGGTGTCCAAAACTTTGAAGAATATGGTGGTTCAGATGTTCTTGTTGAATTAAATGAATCATATAAGATGGTATGGCATGATGATGAAAAATATGGAAAGAGATTTGTTAGACACCTAAGAGTTATTGGAGCAGATTCAGTTGTTCTTTTAGATAAACCATTAAAGGAAGCTATTGGAATAGAATGTTTACCAA